ATAGATGCGTTTTTCTCTACAGCGTCATAATATCTAGGATTTAGATAAATTGATTTGTCTTTTTTTGATCGAATTCTGGCAACTTCAATTTCTTTTTTCAACGAACCAGATAAAACTGGAAAATTCTTTACTGTTTCTTCGACAAGGGTTTCGTCATAGATAAGATTTGCTAAATCACTTCTGTCGGTATCAACTCTGTGAAGACGAGAAGTAATAAAATCTGTAATCCATCCCTGTGGATTTAGATTCTTATCTGGAAAGAAAGGTTGTATTTTGAAAGAAGACATTTTATAAACCCATATCGCTCAAAACTGCATCTAAAGGCAAAGGAATTTCAACTGTATCTCCAACAGAGAAATGTTGTTCTGTTGGTTTTTTATTAAAAAATGCTATAACCCACCAATATTGTGGATCTCCATAATATTTATCTGCTAATTTATATAATCTCTGTCCTAAACCCCAAGGCTCAATTTGGACTGAATACGACTGTATTTGTGAATCCGAAGGATAATTCAGGTTCAAAGTAGGATATTGTTTTATACCACTAGCAGTGGTAAATCTTGTATATAGATATAATTTTTTATATCCATCATCAATATTTCTAATTGGAATTATTTTATCATATCTTGATTTAGCCATTATACAGAAAATCCTCCCAATATCGTTGTAAGTCCTTTAGCAGTAGCAGGAGTTTGAACAATATTTCCTCTCAAGTTGCTATAGGCAGAGCCACCTTTCTGTAAAGTCGGCGTTTGATCTTCACCAATAACTTTGTACGGATATTGATCTCCAATAAATTTCTTAGGATCGCTATCGTCCCAACCTATAACCTCTTCGTGTAATACTGTAAAGTTGAAACTTAACGTATAAGCTTTAGCATAAATATAGCCTTGTTTATTATCTGAATCTGCAATTATAAATGTTCCAGCCGTTTCAAATGCATTGCTGACTGTAACGGCGTCTGGATAACCTAGAAGTCCTATATCTCCACGATATGGATTATTTATAATATTTGCAAACTTCAAACGAATCAACGGAGGTGAATTTATAATTTTTTGTCCTTGATTTTCAATATAGCCGGGGTAAAGATTCTTTATTAATAAGTTAAATTTTTTCATTATCTCATTTGCATCATACTCGCTATATGCTGGTATGTCAAATTGAGTTGAAATCTTTCTTGTTGTGCCTTTATAAGTTGGAATCGGATCTGAACGACCAAATACTTTTGTTGGAGTGTACTCTGGAGTAAACGAATCATCAATCTTTTTGAGATAAGCTGGGAAGAAAATATTATTGTTTGTATATGGCTTGGTGGGAAATGAAAAATATAGATTAGCAAACGGATATATGACTCTAAGTTCATTCTCCATCGGCATTGCATACTGCAATTTAGGATCTGTCGTAACATCAGGTGTTTGTATTTCTGCCATAAATTATCTTCCTCCTGTCTTTCCAGCAGTTCCACCCAATACGGTTGCATAAGGCTTCTTTTCTTCAACTGTAGCTGAAAGTAGAGCTTTTAATTGAGGTGTTGCATCTATTGTAATTTTCATCTCTTTTGCTTGAATTTTACTAGTAGCCTCTGCAATTCCATTAGTTATACCCTTTTGTATACTTTCTGTCAGATTTACATTTTCTTCAAGCTGTCCTATTGTTCTTACACCAGAGGGAGGATTTACAACACCCGGTGTTCTAGTTGGCAAAACAGTTCCGCCGACCGGACCAAAAAATGCAGAACCAGCTTTCTTTGTTTCTTCCATGCTTTTTTTTACGTAATCTTCAAGTTTTGTTGTATATTTTTGTAAATTATCCTTACTAAAAAAAGACAAAGCATTTTGAAGAAGTTCAGAAATATTTTTTGATTTATTTAGTTGATCGTTTAGAGCGCCAAGCGTTGTAGTTTGCATTTCTCGCACTTTTCTTGTTTGAACATCCATATATCTTTCAAGACGCACTCCTACTCGTAAGTATTGATCCATAAAAAGATTTGCCCTATCTTGAAAAGTAGTAAAGTTTTGAGACATTTGCGCTAATCTTCCTTCACTTATCCCTTCCATTTTCTCAAATTTCTTTCCAGTTGTAAGATCTTCAACACTATCAACAAGTTGTTGATTATTTAGAATTGCCTGAATTGTTTCCCCTCTCAAGTTTGTAGTTTGTTGTAATTGTTGAATATAAGCTTGTCTGGAAATATCGTCCATCTGCATAATCTGTTGTCTTGAGTCTGCAACACTTTTTATTATATATTTTATTCTATCATCGTAGCTCATCATAGAAGCCTGCATGGCATCAAACGAACCGCCAACAACAGATAAAACATTATTTAGTTGCGCTCCAAAATTGGAAGCTTCTTCTAGAGTATTAAATTTTTTAGCTACTGCCATAAATTCATTAATTTCGCCACCAAAACCTCTGGCAAGCTGTTGAAATGCTGTGAATTGCGAGGCTGCTTTTGTAGGATCTAAGACAGTATAAAATTCTCCTATCGATGTGCTGAACTGCTGAAAGACTTTATTAAAGGGCTGACCTGTTTCTGTAGCAAATTGTAGTAATTTTCTATTAAAAAGTTCTGCCTGCTCTGCACTTCTGCCAAATTGAGTCGTAAGTGTATTGATAACTTTGATGCTACTATCTGTTGAAATTCCTAATTTTTCGTTCAATGAGATCATTTTAGAAAATGAAAACAATGTTTGTTCGGAAGATGTATAAACATATGCATTTAAAGAAGACGCAAGTAATTTAAAATTATTAGCCAATCTTTCTGTTTTTATTTCTAAGTCAGCAAATTTAGCATTATATTCAGTTAAATTTTTTAAAAGTGCAGAACCCCTTTCTGCTTCAAAAATACCAAAAGATTGCTGAAATCCTATCCTTAATTGATTTGCTACGTCTTTAGACTTTTGAAGATTACCAATAACATTTTCAAAGGCATCTTTAAAAGCGTCTTTGACATTAAGAAGAGTTTGACCTAACGCAGCTAAGTCTTCTATGTTTTCAGCTATTTGTTCTGTGCCTTTTACTTTAGCCATAAATTATTCCCTCACTATCGTAAATAGTTATAGATATAATTATTGGTCTTTTTGAGATTCGTAATGTTCAGCTAGTTTTTTATGAAACCAATTTCTAAGTTGGATTGGAAGACCATGAACTTCGTGGAATCTCCAGTTGCCAAACTTGATCATCTCAAACATTTGATTATATACTATATTTACGTAATCAGAGTTCAGGCCAAAAAAAGTCCCCATTTATCGGGACAACACCTCCATCATTGGTCTGACCACATTTTTGGCAATCAAATTTATAAGTTAGATCCAAGTCAGGCTTTAGTTCTCCATATACTTTACGAATATATCTTGCATCAGCAACAGGCATTGACATTGCAAAGTTAGCAATTTCTAGAATATCTTTATCGCCATTTAGCTTTGCTATTAATTTTCTATATAATAGAATTAGTTGTTCTTCTGGAAGATTGGCTTTCTTTCTTCTTCTTTGCTCTTCTCCAATATCTTTTTCGTCCTTACCATCTAAGAATTTTAGATGAACAACGTTTTTGCTCTTTGGTAATTCAAGTCTAAGGAACCCATCCTCAAATTGATATTCTGAGAAATTAAGATCTTTACTTTTCATCTCAACATTTATTTCAACTTTTTGAGCAGTAGAACAATTATTACAAAAAGAACCAAACGAATGTTCAGGACCATAAGCTGAGATTCTAGCTTGAACTAATATAGCGTTTCTATCTCCAACTAGTAGAGAACTAGGATCAATTCTTTTATCTACGATTAAGCTGTCAATAAGTTTATCAAAAACAATTCCCTTCTCAACTAATGTAGGAGATGTAAGAATATCCTCTTCTTTAGCGGTCATAACTTTTATTTCTACTGTATCTATATTATGTAAAGGATGACCTTCAGGATAAAATTTACCTTGTGATGGAAGTTCTACTACTTCTGTAGGAACTTGATAGGATGATTGATTTTGTTGAAAGGAACTTGCTGACATGATTTGACGCATTAGATCTTCGGGAACCTGTGGTGCCCCAAGTCTATCATTATTATTTCTATTCATTTATACCTCTAAAAACCAAATGCTGATTTAGTTGAATCGAAAGCTGCATTGACAATCTTACCGGGTCTAATGTCGCTACCGATAGAATACTCTGCCCAATCATATGTTATATCAACTGCAATATTTGTCAAGCCATCATCTGCATATTTCAATGCTGACGGTGTGATTTTTGAAATCATTGGATTATAAATTCTCCACGAATCAACTACTCTACCGTCAGGATCAAGTGTTTTTATAATCATTGTACCGAATCCTAAAGTAAGATTCTTCTTTGACAAATTTTTAAAATTACTTGATATAACATTAGAAGGATATGTATACGCAGTTGTTTGAACTTTTTGTAATAAATTGCCTAATACGCTTCCTAACAATTGAGGATCATGAGTTTCAATAATGCTGAAAGAAACAGGATCCCATTTTAATTTCTTTGGAAATTTCGTAATATATCCCAGATAATCATATTCTTGGTAATCTACAGTAAAGGACGGTCTTTTCACGTCTTGAATAAACGCTACATTCAAACCAGACACTTCTAAAATAAATCTAAATGATTGCTGGGCATTATTGAACGCTTGCCAAGGAGAGAGTGGCGCATTTAGGTTGTTGCCAAAGAAACTAGCAACAGTTTTTTCTGCTCTAAATGTTGGATTCGCCATATGTTCCTACCCTTATGAACCAGCGGTATTGAAAGCAGGAGTTCCAGTATCACCAAAGTTTTGGTAGTCAACCCAATCTAATGATACAGTGATCTTTACATTTTTTAGATTTTCTGAATTGTAGTCATACTTTCCAAAATCAACCTGTTTAACAAACGCATTCTGAAGTTTCCAACTTTCAATACGTTGACCATCTGATGTTAATGAAACAATTGAAAACTTATTTAGAATATTTTTATTTGGATCAGCAGGACCACTTTTCTTTATTGTTCTAAGATAATAATTTTGGCTAGCCGGATCATTGTATTCGAAAGAACTGGGAAATGCATAACCAGCACCCTTGATATGCTGCATGAGTAAACTTGCAGCATTTAAATCTATTGGATCAACTAGTGTAAATATTGAGTCAGCCCAAGTTAATTTACCCGGAAATTTAAATTTATGAGATAAAAAGTTATGAGCAGCTCCATCTGTTATTGAGGGTTGGGGAATTGTAACATCTGTAATAAAATAGGCTGCTACATTCGCCAATTCCAATATAAATTTATGATCTCTTTTTGGTTCAAATCCGGGTTGCCAAGGTAACTGTGCCATAGAAATTTCTCCTTACTTTTATAAGTAGTACCTCAATAAATTTTTAGTCTTCGAAAGAAGCTCCAGTATTTGTAATAATGAAGTCTAGTGCGATAAATTCTATTGCTCTAGCTGGTTTGATGTAAACCTTAGCATACAATGTGTTTTGATCGATCATGTCTGGAGTTGTGGTTGTCTGATCCAAGAGGAACTTGTAGTCAACCAAGCCAAATCTTGCTTTTACGTCTGCCAAGAAAGGTTCTGCTTGACCAATGAATCTGTTCCATGTATCTTGGATATTCTGATCGAACAATACTGTAGAAGCAATTCTTGAAATACCGCTCTTTACATAGAGTAGTAATCTACGAACATTGATTCTATCAAGAGCTGATCTCTCAACTTGTAGAGTCTTTTGACCAAAGATTACAATACCTTCATTTGGGAACGAAGCGATTGGATTGATATTTATGTTATAGAGGCTATCTCTATCTGTTTGGAATAGTTTTAGAGCAGTATTTACAACTGG